TATGGGTAGTGGTACAAGTGCTATATCAGCATTAAACACTAATAGAAACTTTATAGGTTTTGAGAAAGAAAAAAAATATTACGATTTATCAAACGAAAGAATTGAAAAACACAAAGAAAAACTAACCGAAAGTTTATTTTAAGTAGAATTTAATTGATACGATAAAAGGATAGCATAAAGCAAGATGAGTGTAAAGAAGAAAAAATCTACACGCATTAGCCAAACTGAAATGCTAATGCGAAAACGAAATATTGCAGAATGGATAATGGAAGGCAATATGTCGGTAGATATTGTACAGACGATACAGGATAAATGGAACTTGAAAGAACGACAGGCTTATTATTATATAGAGTCTGCGTTGGCTTTGCTATACAAAAATATTGAGAGCAAGCTAGAGCAGCGTTTGGCGTTTCATGTATCTACTCGCTTACGAATGTACAAACAAGTTTCTGAAGACAAGGCATTGAAAGCTAGAGAACGTTATGCGCTTATGTTGGCTATTTTACAAGACGTAGCAAAATTAGAAGGTCTGTATCAGGAGAAGATAAAAATAGAACACGAAACAACGGAGAATATAGAGATAACTTTAAATTTGGGAGATAGTGGTAAGCAAGAAAAGCAGATCGAAAACAATACAATTCAATTACCGACGACCGTGGATAACTCACTATCAAAAATCAATTCTTGATAGTCCTGCACGTTATACCGTAACCGAAGCAAGTACCAAGGCTGGAAAAACGGCATCACATATTATTTGGTTATTCGAACAGGCATTGCAAGGTAAAAAAGGCGATAACTTTTGGTGGGTTGCTCCTGTATTTTCACAGGCTAAGATTGCTTTCAATCGTATGAAAGAGCAAGTTTCTTACCCTGCTTTTTTCAAAGAAAACCTATCTGAACTAAAACTGACCTTGCCAAACGGTGTTCATATTTGGTTTAAATCGGCTGATAATCCGAATAGCTTGTATGGAGAAGATGTTTACGCTGCTGTTTTTGATGAGTTTACACGAGCCAAAGAAGCTGCTTTTATTGCCTTACGTTCTACTGTAACTGCCACAAAAGGAAAGATAAAATATATTGGAAACTGTGTTGGTACAAAATCTTGGCACGGAAAGCTGATTACAAAAGCCAAAATTTACACAAAAGAAAATGAAGGCAAAGAAGTGGATAATTTGGAATACGAATATTTCAAAATTAATGCTTACGATGCTGTTGATGCTGGTATTTTGGATTTGGCAGAAGTAGAACAAGCAAAACGAGATTTACCTGAACACGTTTTTAGAGAATTGTATCTAGCCGAACCTGCCGACGACGGTGGAAACCCTTTTGGGCTTAGTCACATTGCTGCTTGTGTTGTGCCTTTTATTTCACAAAAACCAGTCGTATGTTACGGAATTGACCTTGCAAAGTCTGTTGATTACTCTGTAATTATCGGATTAGATGAAGACGGACACTTAGCTTATTTCAAAAGATGGCAAAGCTCGTGGAATGAAACTGTCCGTATTTTGCAAGGTCTTGAAAACGTACCTATGCTTATAGATAGCACAGGAGTAGGCGACCCTATCGTTGAGCAAGTTCAAGATGAGTTAGACCTTGCTGAAGGCTTCCACTTTTCCAGTAGGAGCAAGCAACAACTTATGGAAGGCTTGGCTGTAGCTATCCAACAGCAAACAGTAGCTTTCATAGACAATATCCTGCGTGACGAATTGGATAGTTTCCAATTCGAACACACAAGAACATCTACTCGTTACTCTGCTCCTGTTGGGTTACATGATGATACCGTTTGTGCCTTGGCTCTTGCTGTAAAGAAATATGAAGAATTAGCAAGGACTCCCAAGTCAAAACCGATGCCTATTTTTGGTGGGCGATAGGTTCTTCTTGGCGTATTATTTCAAAGTGATTAAAGAAATAAAATCCATCTAACCGACTATTATATCTCATCCCTTCACTTATCAATTCATTTTTTTTAAAATTATGCTCTGCTATAAAATAAAGTTCCCCAAATTTACAGACTTCTATTCTACCAGTATAAACGAGTTCTTTATTTCCATACCATTTAAACTCAACCTTAGTGCCTTGTTTAAGCAGCTTTCTTTTCTCTTCTATTAGTTTATTTTCTCCTTGTAGTCCTTGTAGCATAAAATTTATTTATTTTTTAGGTTTTAAGAATTAAAATAAAGATACAAAAAAATCCACAACAACAGGATAATAAGTCTGGATAAGATAAGCAAGTCCTCCAATGCCAGCCACTACCAAACCTACAACGAGATTGCCTTTCATTGTTTCCATTTTTTTACGTTTATTCGGTTGTTCATTTTTTTATAGGAATATATGATTTTCTGTATAAAAATCTTTGTAAGTATAGGTTTCTACTTTACTGCGTGAGTATGAACCATTTCCCTCACAATTTTTACGATTTTCAAATCGTAAACTTATAATTATCACCTTTATTAGGCTGTTCCCACCCTAGATTTCTTATTTTTAAATCTTGTAATGAGTCCAAATCTAAATATGATGTTTCCATAATTAAAAATTGACTATCTCTACCCCCTAGAAATTGCATATAAGAATTTTCATTTATACTAATAATAAAGAAGTTATAATCACCTCCATCTGTAAGCAGTCGCTTTATCATTCCTTTTAATGTTGCTTTCATAGCTTATATAAATTTTAATTGTTGAAATAATTATCCACCCCTATTGTAATTGCTTTCGCACAAATATCTTTACCTTCCTCACTTTTCAAAAATATAGCGTCCATTCGATTTGTCATAAATGCACATTCTACTAAAACCGTCGTACAAACTGTATTTCTCAAAACTCCAAAATTTGCACCTAGAGCTTTTCCTCTATTAAAACTAAAAGCTCGGTCTGGTAATCCTGTTTGTTTTACCATTTCTTTGTGAATAGCAATGGCTAGTTTTTCGCCTTCCTTACTTTTTAAAGTAATTTCTTTTCCTTGTCTATCTTTTGTTTTTTGCTCGTAATAAAACGAAACCGTTCCACTTGCATCATTCCATTCATTTTTTGGAAAGTTTGGCTGATGAGCGTTGCAATGAATAGAAATACAAATCACTTCTTTACCTTCTTTTCTTGCTTTTGTAGCAATTCTATTAATATGTCCAACAGCTATATTTAGAGCTACATTTGCATTTGCATCTTCAATATCATACGGATTTGCAATTATACATTCATAACCCAAACTTTCGGCATAAACCTTTGCTTTTTCTGCTATTGGGTCATTTAATTCATATTCTTTTATGCCATCAGGTGTTCTTTTTCCTTTTGTATTTAGTGCGTGTCCTGGATTTAGGATAATTAAATTATTCTTATTCGTATTTCCCCCTTTCGCTTCCTCTTCCATAGTTTCAATCAAAACTTCAATCGGTTCTTTTTCTTCCTTTGGGACTGTTACAGTAATTTCTATTTCGGTTGTTTCTTCTTTTATCTGCTCAATTACTTTTTGCTCTTCTTTCTCTTTAATAATTCCCAACCAAAAAAATATTGATTTTATACTTCTCCAAATCATAGTATTTCAATTTTACGCACAATTTTTATTATTATTTCAATTAAACCACTCATTTTTTACAAATTTCATAATTTATAAGCACTATTTTTGATAAAATTATAAAAATATACCTATTTAATTATGAAATTTGCAAAATTATTCAAATATTTTTACCATTTTTACAATTAGATAGTGATAATGTTAAGGATTTAATAATCAACCAATTATAATAATTTTAAGAAAATGGCAGAGCAAACAGAAAAATACGGAGTAGAGAATATCAAAAAAGCACTTTCATTCACGGCTGACCTTGGAGAAGGGATTGTCAAGATTGCTGATGATGGGAAAGTAGAAGGAAAAGAATTGCTTGAGCTTGGAGGAAGTTTGGTCTTAAAAGCTATGACTAAGCTGACAGAAGTAAATAAAGTTCCTGCCGAATGGGCTGATAGAAGTACAGCAGAGATGGAAGAAGTGGTTACTTTTTTTGCACAAGATTTTGAAGTAGAAAATAAAGAAGCAGAAGAAATTACAGAAAAATCTGTAAAAGCTCTTGCAGCACTTTTAGATTTAGGTGCTACTGTACAGGAATACAGAAAATCAAGAAAAGCATAATCAAAAAAAAGTTAAGACATAATTATAAGTGAAAACAGAAGATGTTTCTAGATAAATTCAAATTTTGGAAAAAGAATAAAGCTAAAGGCAATGACGAGTTTAAAAACGAGCCAAATGCAGAGAATGGAAATAATAAAGTAGCTTCATTTAAGTACCCAATAAATGGAGGCTCTAGAAGCTCTTCTGTTTCTACTAATTCTTTTGGATATGGCGATAAGGAAAGGGAAATCTACCCAGAATTTTCGCTAGAATGGATTAAAGTTTTACGCAATTATTCGGTTTTTGATAGGAATGTTTCTCGTGCTATTAATAATACCGTATCACTTGCACAGACCAAATACGAAATCGAACTACCTGACAATCTATCCAAAAGGGATAGAAAAAAAGTGATGGAAACGATTCGCATTTTTGAGAAAGAAGCTAAATTGGATTCGTTTATAAGAAACGCAATCCGTACAGTTACTTATGCAGGTGGAATTGCAGTAGATAGTATTCTGTCAGGCAAACCATTTATTGATTCAGTCAAAAATTTGGCTATTTTGGATATTACAAGCATTCGTTTTAATTATAATCCAATTACAAATGAGTACGTTCCAAAACAAATTAATGCAGGACTTTTAAATGGAAATAATGAAATTATACTTCGTAAAGAAACTTTCTTTTACGAGTGTGTAAATAATCTTGAAGAAAATCCTTATCCAGTTCCTACTTTGTTAGCTGCATTGGAGGATATTATCACTCAAAAAGATATGTTGGATAACTTCAAAATCATTGTCAAAAAGTTGGGAATGATGGGTTTTTTAGAAGTAATGGTTACAGCTCCTGTACAAAATAAAGGAGAAGATGATAATTCTTATTATACAAGATGTAGTGATTATCTTAACCAGCAAAGTAAAGAAATTGATGAAAGTCTTTCGACAGGTTATGTAATGGGATTTGAAGGAGCTTCTACTTTTAAAATGAACGCTACCAACGTAAATTTTGGAGGAGCAGAAAAGGCTTTTGAAATTATCAATCGCCTGTTAAATAATGGTTTGCAAACTGATGGGGTATTTATGAACCAAAATAATAATACTTCTGAAACTTTTGCAAGAGTATTATTACAAGTGCTTATCGGTAATATTGATAGTATTCAAAAAACGGTTGCTTCCGTTTTGGGCAGTGCAATGTTATTGCATCTTAAATTACAAGGTTTCCAAAAAATAGATTGGTTAAATGTAGTTTTTGAAAAACCATTGATTGGAGATGAGCTAAAAGATGCACAAGCCGAATCTATAAAAATTGCTAATACAAGAGCTAAAGAAGATGCTGGATATATCACAAATGATATGGCAGCCCAAGAATTAGGTTATGAACAGGCATCTGGAATAAAAAAAGAAATGCCAGCGAATACTCCAAAAGTGGAGGTTTCGCCTGATAATAATACCAACCCTGAAAAAGACACAAAAGTAGGTTTGGTAAATGAAATTAAAAAAAAAGCAAACTTTGAGGAAGAGGAAACAGACTTCAAAGATGAATATCTGACCAAAAATTCAGATAATTATACAAAGGCAATAGAAAAAAAATACAAATCGGCTAGTAAAAAGCTAGTTAATTTAGTCATTGATACGATAAAAGGAATTGAAAATCTAACTGAAAATGATTTAGTAACCATTTTCTTTTTAGTAATGGAGCAAAACTGGAATATTCTTTTTACTGAGAATATCCAAACCGACATAGAAACTTATACGCAAAAGGTGTATAACAAATACAGAAAAGACAAGTCTATTTTTCCAAAAGAAGAAGAAACCAAAACAGAAAACTCAAAGGCTATAAAAGCTAGTTTTGTTTCTCCTCCTGAAGTTATCATAGATGCTTTAGATACTCGTTTGATACAGTATTTGGCAGAAGTAGATAGCTTTTATTTGGGTAAGTTTGTTTTGACTGGAGGTTCAGGAACTCGTTTTACTAATATGATTCGTGATTTTTATGTAGCTATTGATGGCGATATTGGTAATAGCAATGTACTTGATGACTTTGCAAAATTACTTAACGAAGAAATGAATTTGGAAAGGTATAAAATTCGTAGAATTATAGACACTACCATGACGAATGCTCGTAATTTTGCCAACATAAAATATATAAATCAAGCAGGAATAGCACGTTTTAGAAGAGTAGAAGTAGGAGATAGATTGACTTGTGCATATTGCCAAGCAATGGACGGAGATATTTATGAAGTAGCAACAGAAATAAGGAAAGCTGAAACATTCGTTTCTTCAAATCCTGACGATATTGTAGATATTTCGCCTTTTGCAACAACATTTAATTTAGAAAGTTTTATTGATATGAGTGCAGCAGAAAGACAAGCGAATGGAATAGGTGGACAAGCAGCCCACCCACATTGTAGAGGAAGGATAGTTGCAGATATATAGTTTTAAATTTTGATAGAATAATTGAATGGAAGCAGAATTAAAAATAGTAGGTGCAATAGTGATAGGTATAATGTTTTTAGCAAATACTGGAATTGGTATTTGGATTTACAAAATAATGAAAGTATCAGATTCTTTTAAAGAAGATTTTCCTATTGTAAAAGCAACTATTGAAGAGCAAGAGAAAGACTTAATGAAAATAGGTTTCAAAATAGAAACTCTACAAATTACTATTGCAACATTAAAAGGTGAAAAAGCTGATATTGCTAAAGTTGAAGCTATAAATAGTGATTTTAAAACATTGAAGGAAACAATTAATCACATGCAAAAGACTTTCTCTAACAATACAGACCGATTTATTGGTATTGTTAGCGAATTTAAAGAGAGTTTTATTCATATTAATTCTTCAATGGGCAATATATCTGGCACTCTAAATAAAGTAGAAAAAAACCTAGAGCAGATAAATGAGTACATAATTTTGGATAAGAATAAAGGATAATTTTTATAAAATAAAGGATAGAATAATTTAAGTATAAAAATGGATAAGAATAAAAAAGCCACAAGACCATTCAATGTTCAAATCATTGATGGCACAATTCCACAGGTCAAAAATCTTGATATGCGTTATGCCTATATCCCTTTTAGGCTGCTTTCTGCTGATTCCGTTATCGGTGCAGGAGGCTGGAACTGCTCTATTTTCTCTAAACAGGTATTGCAAGAAGCTGCCGAGAAGTGGGAAGGAACAGTTTTGCGTGTCGACCATTCTCTTTCTACTAAAAATATTTTAGGAAATATTGTCGATGTTTGGTTTGATGAAGGCTCTATTCAAAATGGTGTTCGTGTTCCTGCTGGTGTGAATGGATTTTTCAAAGTAAATCGTGAAGAGTTTTCAACAGAAGTTGAATTGCTTACTTCTGACCCAAGTGGTATTCGTGCTACAAGTGCAGGAGTTGCTTTTGCTTTCGAACCATCACACGAGTTTGAAAATGAATATGATTTTTGGTATCACGTTGGCGAAACTATCAATGGAGAATATGTTCATTTCAAAGTTATCAAAATTGAACAGGTTATCGAACAATCGGCTGTTTGGGATGGTGCAGACCCTTGTGCTGTTATGCTTTCTTCTGATGAGAATGGTCTAATCTTCAAATATTTGAAAGAAAATAATATTTTGAATGAGGATCGTATGAAGGAATTAAAAGCAAGAACTGAAAATGCAACTAAGTTCAAGTCAGAACTCAAAAAAGAAATGCCTAAAGGTATTGGACGTTTTGCAAAACTTACTTTTGGTACAAATCCTTCAATCAAAGCTATTGATGCTACTTTTGGAGAAGGATTAGGTAAAATACTTGAAGAAGGCGAAGAAACATTAAGAAAAATTATTGATAAAAGTGAAGAGCCTAAAGAAGAAATCAAAGCCGAATTAGGTCAAGAAGTAGTATTAGAAGCCATTCCAGATACTTCAAAAGCAGAACTAAAAGCTGCAAATGCTCAAGTTATTAGACTTGAAGTTTCTTTAGAAGAAGAAAGACAAACGGTTTCAAAACTTCAAACTCAATTAGCTTTTGCCAACAAAAAACTAAAAGAAAATGAAGAGTTCGTAAATCTATCAAAACAACTTCTTACCAAAAAGCAAGATTATACAAAACAAGTATATGCACATTTGGGAAAGGAAATCACACCAGCGATTGAGGCAATCATTATGAAAGCTGATTTTGAAAGTTTGGATTCTTTGATAGAATCTTGGGGAGGACAAGCGATGATACTACATGGAGAGCCAAAATGCACAAAATGTGGAGGTAATGATTTTGTTGTAAGGAATTCAGAACATACCGATTTACCAGATGAGCGTAAAGAAGCTAAAACTGAAAATTTAGTAGAAAAAGCATTGCAATTATACAACAGATAGTTTTAAAGTGGGCATAAATTTTTAATCATATAAATTTTAGAAAAAATGACAGAGACAATAACAGCACAAGACGACAGTTTGAATTATGAAAACGGAGGAGTCGTACTAACTCTTTTGAAAAAAGTACCAGCCGATGTATATGAAAAAAGCCTTCCTGTTAAAATAGACGGAAATGGTACAGTTTCAGAATTGGCATTGGCAACAGATTTTCCTGTTGGTGTAGTTGAGCTCAAGGCAAAAGCAGGAGTTACAAGATTAGCAGTTCGAACAGGATTTACTTGTACGTTAAAAGCTTCTATTACTGGAGCAGACACGGCTCCTGTGGCTGGAGATTTTGCTAGTATTAAGGCAATCACAAACGGTGTAGCTTTTTACACAAAATCAGTTACTGGAAATTATACAAATGCAATCGTTATTGAAGTAAGTGGAGATGATGTTTTGTTGGGTATTTTCCCTACTCCGTTCAAAGTATAATTAGGGAAAGGGAAAAATAAATCATTTTTAAAAATAGTTTTTCATTGATAGTTTTAAAAAATAGTATAAAAAATGGGACAAGAAAAAGAAAAAAGAGGTACTGAAGAAGTAGTATTTTGCGAAAAATCAGTTAATTATTTTGATAAGAAAAAAGAGAAAAAAGATACATTCGGCGATTTGAAAGATGCTAAACAAGGCATCAAAGACACATTGCCTACTTTCCAAAAAGTAATCTATAATCTTCGCAAAGGTTACAGAGATGAGCAAGGCATTGAACACAAGCCAAAAGATATTTCTGCTGATGAAGCAGTAAAAACTTTTTATGGTGCTGAATCTTTGCAAGACTTTTTGAAAGTTTTGGGTGTCTCTCCTTCGGATCAAATGAACGATGTAACTGCAAAGTTATACGGAACAAATAATATGCGTTTTACCAATGACCAAATGTTTGATTTGTTGGAAAAACACTCAAAATTGAATTTTGCAGCAGGAACAGGCGATTATGGCGATTATTCATTTTTCCTTCCTGAGTTGATTTTAGGTTTTGTTCGAAATGGTTATAATGGTGGAGGTCTGCACCGTCGTTGGATTTCTGGAACGCAAGACACAAATGGCTCTACTTCTTACATAATCCCTCACATTGTTAGAGGTGCTGGATTTGCAAAGGCAGTTGCAGAAGGTGCTCAAATTCCAATTACTTCAATGAAATTGGGCAGCAAAAGAAACAACATTGAAAAAATCGGTACAGGTACAGAAATTACCGACGAGCTTTTTGGAGAAGTTTCTTTGATGAGTATGGGCGATGCAATGGCTGACTTTGGTCAGATTATCGCAATGGGCGAAGACGCAAAAGCATTAAAAGTTTTGATTAATGGAGATAAAGCTGACTTATCAGAATCGGCTCCTTTAATTGGAGTTGCTAATACTGCAAATGGCATTCAATTAGAAGATTTGATGACTTTATTTGCTACTACAAAGCAGTTGATGCACAATTATAATTACGTAATTGTAGGAACTGCAACAGGTATCAAATTATATACAATCCCTGCTTTATTGGGTTTTGGTGGAGAAACAAAACTTGCACGTCTTAACCTAAATCTTGCTATTCCTGCAAGTATTGATGGAGATGTATTTGATGTTGTACCTGCTGGAAAAGCTATTTTCCTTGACACTACACGTGCAATGCGTAAGGTTACAAATGGTGGAGTTATTATCGAAAGAGACAGAGAGGCTGCAAGACAAGTAACTCGTGTTTATGGAACGGCTCAATCTGACTTTGCGATTTTGAGACGAGACGCAAGAGCAATTTTGGATAGTACAACTACAAATATTACAAATCCATATCCTGCGTACATGGATATTTCTGCTTACTTATCAAAAGCTGCTGCTGGAGTATAAGAGTAAGAAAACAAATAATGAGTTAAGTAAAATCAATTTATTTAGCTCATTTTTTTAAAAAATTCATACAACCATAAAAACTATAATTATATGGATACTGTAAAAGTAAGATTGAAAAAAGGTAGTTCATTTTGGGACCCAACAAACAAAGTCCAAAAAATGGTAACTTCAAACAAAGATTTTGTAGAAGTAGAAAAAACAAGTTTAGTTCTTATGAGTCTTTCAAGTGGAGGCTTAGAAGAATATTCTGAAAGCAAACACAAAGAAACAGAAACACAAGAAACTACCAAAACAGCTACCAAAACAACCAAAAAGTAAACCCAAAAAATGCCATTAACCATCAAAGATATTATTCAAAATCGTTTACCGTTTGTGGACTTCACAAATACGGTAATTGATACTCGTTTTGATAAAATCATAATGGAGGTTCAATATACGTTACAAATCCCTCTTCAAAAGGAAGATGCAGATGTAGAAATTGAATTAAATTATACACAACGTGAAATAATATTGATAGGGGTTTATTCGGCATATTTGGCACTTTTTAGAAAGTCTATTACAACAGTAGCAGGAGATACTGAAACGTCAGAACAGGCATCAGCCAAGACGTTGAAGAAAGCAAAAGCCGATGTTGTAGAAGCAGAATTTCAAGTTTCAAAAGCAAGTGATGGCTCGGCAATTCAATTAAATACCGAAACATTACTTGCTTTATTAAAAGACGAAATTTGTGATACGGCTGCTTTGTTGGGAATTAAATTAGTGATTTGTGATACTTGTAATACTAGACCTCCTTTAGGTTTTATTGTAAGAAGTTGGTAATCAAAATTTGAAATTATGGCTAATTTATTAAGTGCAAACGATTATTTACAATTCAATCAAGCTACTCAAGTAGATTTGAAAGATACTTTTTTGAAAAATGATATTATTTACCATTTAGCAGGTCAGATTTATGACCGTTTTATGGAAGACAATGATGAACAAGAATTTACAAGTGTAAATCTAAAATGTCTTATTGTAGATAGCGATTCAACAAAAGCAGAAAATAAGTTTTCTCAAATGGGTAGAACAGATATGTCAGAACATTATGTTCTTATTAATTTCGACCAATTAAGAGAAAACAACTTAGTAGATGCTAACGATGAACTTTTGATACAAGCCGATGCCGATTATTTGACTGTTAGAGGAGAGCGTTATGAAGTAATTTCTATCGTACAAATTGCTGATTTTGGAGATTTCAAAACGTATGTAAAAATCGCTTATCGTGATAACATAAGACCTAAAAAATAAAAAATTATGTCAGTCAGAAGGTTTGGGGATATAAATAAAGTAGATAGTTTGTTCCGTAATCTTGTCAATAATATGACAAAAGCAGAACGAAAAATACTTGCAGAAGTAGCTCTAAAAACCGAACAGTTGGCAGTAGATAGGATAAAATCGCAACCGAGTGAATGGAAAGCCTTATCGCCTTCTTATTATAAATGGAAAGTAGATAAAGGATTTTCAGAAAAAACGCTTATCAAAACAAGTAGTATGCTACAATCCATTACTTCAGGAGTTGATGGTTTGGTTGGATATGCAGGTGTTACCAAAACGGCAAGAAATAAAGATGGAGAAAGTGTAGCCAATATTGCAGCCGTTCATGAGTATGGCTCTGTAAAAATGAATATTCCTGCTCGTCCTGTTTGGCAAGTCGTACATAGGCAAACCATACAGTATATTTTGTTTACAGATACGATAAAACAGACTTTGAAAGAGGCTTTGTTGAGAGGGATTTAAAATAAATTGAAACGATAAAAATGTACTTCGAACTCCAAGAAATAGACCGAGCCTTTTATGATTATTTGAGAGTTGAATTAGTTAGTTCTAATTTACTTCCAGATATTTCTATTCTTTCAAAAGCTGATTATTTACTTCAATTAAAAGCGATGATTGAAAGTCCAAACTCAAAAGTAATTGAGATTTTTGGAGTGGGAGATGTGAAGGCACGAGGGCAAGTCAATGTCAATAAAATTGTAGTTGATAGAATTGATATGAATCCTGCTGATATTGGAGCTTGGGGAACAATTCGATACGAAAAAAACGAAGCTGAGACAGCGTATAATAAATACAAACGTCCAGCAGGAACATATAACGTAACTTATCAAATTGGATTTGTTACCGATAATACAGAAGATGATAGATTTTTGAATAATCTAATTATGTCCGTTTTTGATGCAATGAGCTGCAAAAATGGAATAAAAGAAGACTTTTCAAAGACCGATAATTATTTTGATTATCTGCAAACAGACTTCAAAGACAATTCAGATGGAAACTATTTTGAGAGAATATTTAGGTATAGAGTTCAAAATGTATTCATTATAGCCGATAAATTGACAAGTGATAACATAGGTATTTTGAAACAAATTGATATTGAAACGATAAACGAGCAAGACAACGAATAAAGATTTTTGATAGAATAAAAATTGATTTGATAATTTTAATTGATACAATAAAATGCAAGGAAGACCACAAACGAGAGTTTCTTTTAGAGAAGATACACAAACAGCGTTCAGTTTAGGAACTGCAAAATTCGCAGTTCAAGTAGTAACCGAACGAGGTGTTGCAAACCAACCAAAAGAAGTTCGAACAGAAAGAGAATTTATCCAACATTTCGGAAAGGTTATCCATCCAACAGGAGAAGAAGCCGTTCGTGCGTTGCGAAAAGGAGCTATTCTTATCATCAATCCACTTCACAAATTCACTACTGGAGAAACTACTGGCACAAAAGCAAGTGTAGCAATTACCGTCGGAGCAGAAACTTTGACAGTTACAGCAAAAGAAGTAGGTGCAGGGTACAATGGAATTGTAGTAAAAACTTCATCTCCTCGTAGTCGAAATCCAAACGTTGTAGATTTAAAAATCTCAAAAGGAACTGAGCTTGAAGAGAATGTTTACGATATGCCAGTTTCGCTTACGGCATTAGAAGCTGTCAATATCAACAAGAAATTATTGAATGTTTCTTTGTCAGTTTCTGATACACTTACTCTTACAAATATTCTTACAGGAACGCTTGCATCAGGTGTAAAAGATGCCACAACATTGCTTCCTGCTGATATTACTGCTTCATTGAATGCTGCTTTCCAAGACTTTGATTTTGGCGAAGTGTTCCACTTAGTCAATCTGTATTATACAGATTTTGAAGTAGATGCTGCCTTTGTTGCTTTGGGAGAAGCCAAAAAACTATCAGTTCATTTGCCTTTACCATTGAATGTTACGGCTGCTGAAGCTATCTCACAACGAGAAGGAACAGGCTCATTTTCTCATCAGCCTATAAATTCATTATTCGCATCTTATTGGATTGGGCAGATTGAAGTAAGAAGTATTCAAGACCCAACTCAAATAATTGATTTGCATCCAATGGCTGATATTATGGCTGCCATCACAAAGAAAGATGCAATCGGTCAATGGCTGAGTGCTTCGGCTGCTGAATATGGTGTTTTGGATAGTGATGTGTTGAATGCTCGTAAGTTTAGCGATTCAGAACTGGATCAAATCTATGATGCTGGTATCAATTTCATTTCTCGCAAGTCTGGATTAGGAATTAAGCTGAATGGCAATAACTCTCTTTTCTTAGACAAATCAAAACTTGCAAGCAAAAGAAATATAGGAGATTTGACAATTTATAATCTTCGTTGGACAGAAATACTAGGCAATAAGTACATAGATAAACCTGCCGACATTCAAACCATCCGTGAAATGCACAGAGAAGCATTAGAAACAATCAATGATTTGATAGCACGTAGAGCAATGACTGGAGATTACGTTTGGGTAGGCGACCAAGAAGCAAATACACTTGACGAACTTATCTTGAATGATAAAGTACAATATCAGCTAGGTAATTACAAAGTAGAATTTTACGTAACGCCTATCGGTTCAGTTGAGCAAATTGGTATCGAAACTGTAAATACTCAAGGTGCTGGTGCAGCTTCTGCTCCGATTCTATAAGAGTAGATTTTTGAAGGTTTTAATTTTTGATAGAGTAAAATACGATAACTATAAAATAAAATATTATGCAAGCAAATGCAGGAAATGTATTGACAGCAGCCAAGTTTAGGCTAGAAATAAGTGGTGTTGATGAAGTGCTTTTTCAAGAGGTGCAGCTACCAGAACGAGAACTTGAAGTCGCTACAATGAGAGGACCCAACGACCAGTACGATAAAGAAATTCCAACAAAAAAGAAACTAGGACG